ATTTACTTCAGAAGCCAAGCTGACCTTAGCTCAAGGCGTAGAAGTAGTCTTGCCAAATAACGCTGCGAGCGTTTACAGAAGCCAAACAGGAATTGATTACTACAACTCTTCTACGCTAAAAGTGTTAGCGGACAATGAGAACGATACCTACATAATGACTATCGTGTTTAAGTATCAAGCCCCTAATGCGAATCAGACCTACTTAGAGATACATTTCGAGGGAGGGAACGGAACTCCATACGACAGAATCCGAGATACGATTACCTTCCCTAAAGGAAACGATGCAGCTCACGATTATCATGGAGTATTCCAATACTATGCAGATGCGAACTTTATAAGTAATGGCAGTCAATGGAATATAACCGCAGTAGGTGGAGCTGCTCAGATATGGGATATTATTTACTTCATCCAAAAGACACAGAATTATGCGTAGATCACCTTACGGAGAGAAGTGGAGCAGAACAAGCCCAAGGTCAAGCCGTAGGGCTTGTCTATGTGCTAAGAAGAATACCTACAGCAGAAAGTGCTGTAAGGGCAGAATGATAAACCAAGGAATTGGTTTTATAGGAGGTTGAAAATACAACAAGTAAAAGATTAATAGTTAACCTAATATAAATTAGAATTTTATGAAAGCAAGTGAAATTGTAGACAAACTCAAGTCTGTTTTGCTTTCTACTGAAGAAGAGCCACAGGCAGAACTTGCCACAGCGCAAGAAACTGCTGAGGCTGCTGAAGTAGAAGTAAACGAGGCTGTAGAATTGGCCGAATACGAGGACAAAATGGAAGATGAAGTCGTAGACGAGGTCGAAGAAGTAAAAGAAGTAGAGTATGTAAGCAAAGATGATTTCGAGAAAGCTGTTGCTGAAATCAAAGCTATGTACGATGCTTTAGTAGAAAAGATGGGATCTGAAGATATGGGAATGGAAGTTCCTACTGAAGATCTTGCAAAAGAAGAGTTGTCTTCTCAAGAAGACGGTGCAGAGCCAATCGCTCACGCTCCAGAAGCTCAAGCAGCAGCTCCTAAGTTTAGATCTTTTGCATCTAACAGGTCACGCAATACTATGGATATTGTGTACGCAAAAATGTTTAATAAGTAAAAATCAATAATTAAAAATGGCAACAACAACTTCAATTACTACAACCTACGCTGGCCAGTTTGCCAATGAGTATATCTCGGCTGCGTTACTTTCAGGAAAGACCCTGAATGATGGTGCTATCAGCATCAAACCAAACATCAAGTACAAAGAAGTCATCAAGAAGGTGGCTACTGCTGACATCATCAAAGACGCTACTTGCGACTTTACTGATACAGGAACAGTTACTTTGACTGAGAGAATCCTTGCTCCAGAAGAATTCCAAGTAAACGTAGAGCTTTGTAAAAAAGACTTCCGTTCAGATTGGGAAGCTATCCAAATGGGAATTGGTGCATTTGACCAACTTCCTCCTTCATTCGCTGATTTCCTTATCGCTCACGTTGCTGGTAAAGTAGCTGAGAAGACTGAGCAAAACATCTGGGGTGGTGTAAACGGTACCGCAGGTGAGTTTGACGGATTCACAGTTCTTATGGCTGCTGACGGAGATGTAAACGATGCTGCTAACGGTGGAGAAACTGCTTTCTCTTCTTCTAACATCATCACTCTTTTAGGAAACACAGTTGATGCGCTTCCTTCTGCTGTTTACGGTAAAGAAGATTTGACTATCTATGTTCCAACTGCTGCTTTCCAAGCTTACGTTCGTGCATTAGGTGGATTCGGAGCTTCAGGTCTTGGTGCTGCGGGTATCAACGCTCAAGGTACTCAATGGTACAACATGGGTAACGCTTTGGCCTTCGAAGGAATCAAAGTTCAGTTAGCTCCAGGTATGCCATCTGACCACATCGTTGCAGGTGAGGCCTCTAACCTATACTTCGGTACAGGACTACTTTCTGACCATAACGAAGTTAAGGTTCTTGACATGGGAGACCTTGATGGTTCTCAAAACGTAAGAGTAATCATGCGATTTACTTCAGGCGTACAGTACGGTATTGGTTCAGACCTTGCACTACTTACTTTAGCTTAATAAATAATTGTTCAACAAGAAAGGGTAGGTAAGCCTTGAAGCCTACCTGCCCTTTTTTAATATAAAAAAATATAAACTATGGCTTGCAACATTGATACTGGGAGAACGCTTCCTTGTAGAGATTCGGTAGGTGGTCTGAAGAATGTATACTTCATCAATTACGATGCTGCTGCTTCTCTTCCTCTTGTTACTACAGCAGGAAGTGAAGATACAGTTGCATTTGATGGTGTATGGGATGCTACAAACTACCAATACGCACTCAAAGGGACTTCCTCTTTAACAACAAATATCCAAGCTTCTCGTGAGAACGGAACCGTTGCTTTCGAGCAAGTATTGGAGCTTACCTTACCTAAGCTATCAAAAGAAGATAACTATCAAGTTAAACTTCTTGCTTGGGGAAGACCACGCATCGTTGTAGAAGACTATAACGGAAACTACTTCTTAGTAGGAAGAGAGCATGGTGCTGATGTAACAGGAGGTACTATTGTAACAGGAGCTGCTATGGGAGACCTAAGCGGATATACTCTTAGCTTCACAGCTATGGAGCTTACTCCTGCCAACCTTTGCACAGGAAGCATTGCTTCTCCATCATAGTAAGGAATAATAAATCTTTACTATAAAAAGAGGCCCTATGAGGCCTCTTTTTTATTGCTAATAGAAAACAAAAAATAGGACTTTTAGTTATCCTATTGTGATACGATTACAACCGATACAGATACCGCAGACATTTAACATTATTCCATCGTCTTACGATTTGAATACGTTGAATGCTGCGACAGTAACCCTTGTAGAAAACGGGTTCTCAAAATCCTATGAATACGATGGTGTCGACAAGATATGGTCATCGCTTGCAGATGACTGGAATCTTACACAGGAGTATTTTCTCGACTCTGACTATACTTTCGATTTTTCACTATCTAATAACGGCAATTATATACAAGTAGAGTTTCTGGCCCCCATAACCTTAAAGGAGGGTGAGATATATACTATTACTGTAAAGAGTGACGACAACATATTCTACAAAGACTTAATATATATAGGCGAAAATCAATTCGACTATATATGGTCGTTAATAGATGAAGACTGGGACACTACCGAAAAAGATTTCATAGACGTAGAAACAAGTAAAAAAGATGTGTTTACTTTGCCCGACAATTATGACGAGTATAACCCAGGCAAAACAGAATACATAGTATTATAATATGGCAAAGAACAGAGTAAGATTAGTAAGCGCAACTCAGCAATCTAAACAATACAGAGACAGTATTAAGGTTGTTAATCTGAGCGGCTATCAAACACCAGAGGTGATTGAGCAGCACAGCAAAGAATGGGTGCTATATTTAAACGGGGAAGACGGACAGGACTATTTTGATGGGCTTATCAATAACTACTTAGGTAGCCCAACAAATTCTTGCTGCATCAACGGTATAACAGAAATGATATACGGTAGAGGTCTTGACGCTACAGACAGCGCAGACAAGCCAGATATGTATGCCAAGATGAAGCTTCTGCTTCGGCCTCGTGAAATAAGGAGGGTAGTAAATGATTATAAGCTTCTTGGACAAGCTGCAGTACAGGTTATTTACAACAAGCAAAAGACTGCGATAACTAAGGTATTGCATTTTCCAATGGAGACCTTACGAGCAGAGAAGGCTACAAATGGTCGTATAGGAGCTTATTACTACCACCACAAATGGTCAGAGTTAAAGCCCTCTGACAAGCCAAAACGTATTCCTACGTTTGGCAACGGAAGCAAGGGCGATCTAATAGAGCTTTACATATTCAAACCTTATAAGTCTGGATTCTATTACTATGCTCCTGTTGATTATAACGGCTGTCTTCAATATTGCGATTTGGAAGAAGAAGTGGCCAACTACCATATCAATAACATCCAAAACGGCCTTCAGCCTTCGCTATTGGTTAACTTCAATAATGGAGTGCCTAACGAGGAGACGCAAGAGCTGATTGAAAGAAAAATCTATGATAAATTTAGCGGAAGCTCGAATGCAGGTAAGTTCATACTTACGTTCAACGAGTCATCTGAGGACCAAGCGACTATTGATCCGATTCACCTCCCTGATGCGCACGCTCAATATCAATTCTTAGCAGACGAGTCAAGAGAGAAGATTATGCTTGGCCACAGAATTGTCTCTCCTATCTTATTAGGTATTAAAGACAACACAGGCTTTGGTAATAACGCAGAGGAGCTTAGAACGGCCTCTATCATCATGGATAACATGGTGATTAGACCGTTCCAGCAACAGCTTATAGACGGCTTTGATGAAATCTTAGCCTTTAACAACGTAGTCCTTAATCTATACTTTGTAACACTACAACCTATTGAATTTACAGAACTTGACAACATCGAGACAAGAGTTAAACGAGAAGAAGAGACAGGAGAAAAGCTGTCAAAACAAATGCCAGAAGACTTGTCGGATTTGTCAGACGAAGAAGCAGAAGACCTCTTCGACCAATTAGAAGAAATGGGCGAAGTTATCTCTGACGAATGGGAATTGGTCCACACAGAGGTAGTAACAGACGAGAATGAGGAGTTTGACTTTACTCAGCTTGCAGAGGTGAAGCGTGATGACGCTGCACCCTCTAAGAAGAGTTCTCAGGACAATAAAGGCTTTAAGGTACGTTATGCTTACATGCCTGTGAGAAAGTCTGCTGAGAGCCGTCAATTTTGCTCTAAAGTAGAATCTTTAACAGAGAAGGATATAGTATTCCGCTTAGAAGACATCAATCAGATGTCTTTTAGAGGAGTCAATAAGCAGTTAGGCCATAAAGGCCGTAACTACTCCCTCTTTAAGTATAAGGGTGGTAAGAACTGCCATCATTTCTGGGAGAGAAGA